TTTCCCCAAACCAGCGTGTAAACACTATTACGTCTATTAACTTTGACAACGTAAAGCAGGCACGTGACATTGCCGCTCAAAGATATTCAGAGGAACTAAACGCAATTTTAGGTGGTATTAGACTGCCAGATGATTCTCATTGTTTTACGTGTCGCAAAAACATTAAATACGTAACCGCGCTACCTTGACACTATGCCAACGCCAGCCGAAATAAACGAAAATCTAGAAAACTTGTACAACGGCTGGCTGGAAAGTTTTAGCCCATTATACACTTGCGTTCGTGACCTTAGAACGAATATGTTCAAAAGAATATTTGGAACAGGCCGAAATGGGGGTGCAAATCAAAAGGGCGAAAAATTGCCTGTAGATGGTTATTCTGCCAAGGAAATGTATATAGATGCCCGTTCACTTAGAAGTGCTCCAAATCAATTTAAAATAGGCAAAAGGGGTACTGCAATAAAGTCACTCTATTTCCCAGAGGGGTATGCTCAATTAAAAACAGAAACGAATGCTAAACTGCCACTAGAATTAACTGGCAGGTTAAAGGGTGGATTTATTGGAGAACCAATAAGGCAAGAAGGTTTGCAAGCGTCTATTTTAATGCCAGAAAGTGAACGAAAGAAAGTAGAGGGGCTGGAGAAACAAAACGGCATTATTTTTTTACCGACAAAAGAGGAACAAAAGGCGTTTTTAGAATGCCACGCCGCCGAATTAGTAGAAATGATTAATAGAGCCATAAACGAATGAGCATACTTAAAACAATACTTGAAAGAATTAATTCTAGAATAGAGGTTTCAAATATTTTTGATTCAATCTATACCCTATGCGAAATAAAATTAAATGGCGACGAAAAAGCGTGGGTTCATTATATAGGAAATGGACAGGCCGAAATTGTAACCAATTTTGACGCAAAACAGGGAACTATATTCTGGGCAAAGAGGGGTAAAACAACTATTACAAAAGTTGACAATTTAAAAATTTCTGGATGCAAACAAATATACCAGACAACTTTCCCCCTAACTGCATACGCGGTTGTTAAAAAAAGCCACCTACCCTGCGATAGTGAGGACGCTGCAGACTGGATAGCCTCTAGAGTGTTTAAATTAGCGTCTGGCAGGGACTATGGATTCAAACAGGTGTTAGGAGTCCTTTCGTATGAAGTTGTGCCGTCTGGGTACAATATTGACAATAAAAATCTACCAAAAAACTACGAATGGGAATGCGTTGCAATTGATTTCGAAATTCAGATTGCAAGTGATAGTGAGGACGGGTGCTATGATATATGTAACACTGGCGACATACCTTTGCCGCCAGACTTTCTGCCATGCACGCCCTGTCTAACATTTGTTTCTGTTGACGGGGTTACAATTACAGGAAATGGCACGCCCGAAAACCCACTTGTAGGTTCAACAAGTTTTTCGCAAATTAATAGTGATTGGAATTCGACAAGCGGCGTTTCTGAAATTTTAAACAAACCTGCTATACCAGACGCTACAAGTGATTTAACAAATGATAGTGGCTATATTACTATTGGAGACGTTCCAACGCAGGAAAACGCAGATTGGAATTCAGTTGCAGGATTTAGTGAAATACTAAATAAGCCAGCTATACCTACTCAAACAAGTGAATTAATAAACGATAGTGGATTTATAACTATTGGCAATGTTCCTGTACAAGTTAATAGTGACTGGAATGCCACTAGTGGATTTGAGGAAATACTTAACAAACCAACTATACCAGATGCACAAATTCAAAGTAACTGGACGCAGTCGGACAATACACTACTAGATTACATAAGAAACAAACCTACTATTCCTGCAGCGCAAGTAAACTCTGACTGGAATTCTGCAAGTGGTTTTAGTGAAATATTAAACAAGCCAACTATACCGACTACATTGCCGCCAAGCGGTGCTGCAGGTGGAGACTTGAGCGGAACATACCCGAACCCAAATGTTCACAGAGTCCATGGAATAGACTTTCAAAGTGGTACACCTGCTGCAAACGACGTTTGGGTATACGGGGGCGCACCTGCTAAATGGCAACATCAAAAACTACATTCAAACCAAGTTACAAATGATAGCGGGGTAACTGGTACAAATGTTAACGACGCGCTGGACAAATTAGATAGTATAAAGCAGAATTCACTAGGATTTACACCCGAAAATGTAGCTAACAAATCCACGTCTGTTACAACCGACCAAGCGTCAAATGTTAAATACCCAAGTGTCAAATCTGTTTACGACTGGGCGGTTTCTGTATTTACAACAACGGCTGCAGTAGCAACACAAATTACAACTGCTTTAACGGGTTACGCTACCGAAACGTGGGTAAATGCGCAAGGGTTTTTAACTGCAATTACCAGTGGACAAATAACAACTGCTTTAGGATTTACCCCTGTAACAAACGCCCGAACATTAAGCATAAATGGAACAAGTTTAGATTTGTCAGCGAATAGGAGTTGGACTATTCCAGTAGTTACAAATTACAAGTCAACAACTGACTCTGCAAGTTTTTTAAGCGTAACAAATACGGCCGTTTATACTCAGTTAATACCTGCAAATACCTATACAATTGGTGACATACTAAGGGTTACATACCGAACAAAAAAGACAGGAACAAGTGGAACGCAAACATTAAGAATTTACGTTAATGCAACTGCTAATTTAAGCGGCAGCCCTGTATTAATTGCAACCTATACAAACGCTGGCGCTATTACATTTTTAACAAATCAAATTCAAAGGCATTTAGCAATTAAAAGCAGCACAAATAATACAGAAGTTTTTTTAGCATCTGGAACTGCAGTTTCGTCTGACTTTGGTTTGTATAATGGTTTAACAAACGCCTCTATTGACTGGACGGCGGCGCGGTATATTGTTTTTGCAATTCAAAATACAAGTGCTTTAGACACTAACATTGGTTCAATGTTTTTAATCGAAAAACTATGATAAATTTAACTAAGTCTGGAACGCGCATTATATTCAATTCTTCTGTCGGTGGCTTCATAGATTCAGAATTAATCGGAGCGGAAAAGGTAGACGAAACAAGCTATCATATTCAAACAGAGGCAGGTGTATTTTTAATTAATGTTACCGACTCAACTATTAATAGCGTTCAATTTAATACGCCAGATAAGGCAATAGACTATCTAATATGAAAACAAGTGAAAAGGGTATTGAATTAATAAAATCATTTGAGGGGCTACGTTTAAAGGCCTACAAATGCAGCGCGGGTGTTGACACAATTGGGTATGGCGCAACCTTTTACCCAAGTGGCGAACCTGTGCAGGCTGGCGACTCACTAAAAAGCGAACAGGACGCTATACTATTACTTAAAAGTACACTTGAAAAATTTGAGCAGTACGTAGTAATTTTGCTAGCGGGAACTAAGGTAAACCAGAACCAGTTTGACGCGCTTGTTAGTTTTACGTATAATGTAGGCAGGGCTGCTTTGGCTAAGTCTACAATGATAAAAATAATACGTGCAAATCCAAACGACCTGCGAATAAGTTCAGAGTTTATGAAGTGGGTAAATGCAGGTGGAAAAAAACTACAAGGCCTAGAAAGACGCAGGCAATTAGAGTGCAAATTGTACTTTAATAAAGAAACATAGTGTTTTTTTATACGTATTAAAACTATGTTACGCAAACCAAGTAAGCCCAAAACGTATATTCAAATAATTATAAAACACTGGAGAAAAACGACGGGTTCGCTGCTTGTTATAGTTTCTGTATTTATGTTAATTTTTAAATTGATTAGCATTGAAACTCTAGCCGCAATAATTTCGTCTTTAATTGCCGCAGGATACATACCTAAATCTAAAGACAATGAAAGCGAATAATGAAGCTGTAAAAGATACCCTATTCAATATTACAAAGTCACTAGACAGGGAGTGTATAATTGGAGACGGGTGTAAAAACCACACGCACCTGCATACGGAAATTGTTATAAGCGAAATGCAACAAATACAGGCCGTTGTTCCATTTGAATACAGACTACTAATTGACGGCAAATTTATGTATTTTAGCGTCAATGAATTCGGGGACACTATGCAAGTAGAAAAACCAGAACCGCCAAAAAAAACAATAGAAGTTAATACTATGCAGAACAAAGACCCTAAAACAGACTCAATAAAGCCCCTGCAGGAATTTATTAGTGTTCAGAGTACGAAAATAGCCCCTATTCAATTAAAGGCTATTAAAACGCATATAACTAATATTGAACAAAAGCCAACTTACGATTCTATGTGTCAGTCACTATGTTTAACATTTATGTGCTTTGTTTTAATCCACTACGCGTATAGTTCATTTAATTGCTGGAATAAATTATTTTCAGAGTTAAAAGCGGCATAAAACATTTGTATTTTTGGGCAACAATGCTGCTATGTCTACTACCTACATTTTAAATTATAGTATAGATTTATTTTACATA